GAGGCCCTGGTGGCCCTAGACGAATCAACAGTCAACGAAGACATAGATGAAAAAGGAAGAATCGCTTTGGAGAAAGCAGGCTTTGATCCTATGAAAGTAAAAGAATACATGGCGGTGTTCAATGATCACGGTGACACTTCGGACATAGAACAAATGAACATGGACAAAGTTGGACTAGCAGATGCGATGAGCATGGTGTTGGCATCACACGATATTGAGAACGAATCCTACGAACCGTTCCCGGAAGCGGACGAGATGACGTTCGAGGACGATGATGAGTTCTACGAAGCGTTCGGTGAACTCGGTTTCCCAGAAGACGAAACGGAACTGTTCGACGCAGAATACAGAGGTAGAAAAGTACCACTGAACAAACCCATGCGTGGTGACGTGAAGAAATTCAAAGTGTACGTGAAAGATCCCAAATCTGGAAACGTGAAGAAAGTTAATTTCGGACACGGTGGCAGTTCAGCCAGGAAGGCCGGACAGAAGACCATGAAGATCAGGAAGTCAAATCCAAAGGCGAGGAAATCATTCAGGGCACGTCACAACTGTGCCAACCCGGGACCAAAGACCAAGGCCAGATACTGGTCATGCAGGAAGTGGTAACATGCGTATCACTGAGGTCGTAGGGATCACGGAGGCCGAATTTGAAAAGTTGGCTGAAAAGAAAGACGCCTGCTATCACAAGGTAAAATCAAGATACAAAGTTTGGCCAAGTGCCTACGCCAGTGGTGCATTGGTACAGTGCCGTAAGAAGGGCGCGGCCAACTGGGGTAACAAGAGCAAATGAGAATCACAGACGTAATCACAGAGAAATGCTGGAAGGGGTACGAAAAAAAGGGCATGAAGACCATGTTCGGAAAACGTGTGCCCAACTGCGTCAAACGTGAGGACGTCGACTTCTGTGTGCGTTGTGGCGACATCATAATGGCAGAGACATTGAACGAGGACCTCAAGAAATGGTTCAAACAGAAATGGGTTAGATTCGGTCCCAAGGGCAAGATCCGTGGAGCCTGTGCTCGTGGCAGTGAGAAGGAAGGCAAACCAAAATGTTTACCAGCCAAGAAGGCCTATGCACTGGGCAAGAAGGGTCGCGCATCAGCGGCACAGAGGAAGAGGAGAGAGGATCCCAATCCCAACAGGCGTGGTAAAGCCAAGAACGTGGCCACCAAGAAAAAATAGTTTACATACCACACAAAGTATAATATAATACATGCTCAACAACAGGAGAAACAAATGGCAGTAAGAAATTTCAACGACGCTGAGAAGCAGAAACTAATACAGATCATATCACAGGGCTCACAGGTTCTGGGCGAAGTGGAAGATCTCAAAGGTGGTTTAAAAGACACAGTCAAGGCAATAGCGGAAGAACTGGAACTCAAACCAGCACTGATTAACAAAGCGATATCAGTGGCACACAAGGGCAACTACCAGAACATCGCGGACGAGATGGACACCTTGGAGAGCATCCTAAACACGGCCGGCAAACTTTAATGTTGGCGAAAGTCAGATCATTCTGGCTTCGTAGTTTTGAGAGTGACCGCACAGCGTTCTATTTCGAACTGGTCAGTTTCATATTCACAGTTGGAGCCAGCCTCACACTCGCGATCACGGCCGCGGACCCAGACATGACAATAATCTATCCGGGATTCTTCATAGGTGCTGTGACACAATGTTATGCCGCCTACAGGAGGAACGCCGCATTCGTCATGATGGTGACGGGCTACTTCGCGGTCATAAATGTCTACGGCTACGGCGTGGCAAGTTACTGGTGGTAAGATGAGTTACATAGACGCACTATACAAGAAGGACGAGGACAGGATATACGTGGTGGAACGTGATCCCAAGAAGGGTCGCATATTCACAGAGTATGACGCCAGGTATGTTTTCTACTACCCAGACGCCCGAGGCAAGCACAGGGGCATGACCGGAGAGCCATTACAGCGAGTGGTATGCCAAACACACAAGGAATTCATAAAAGAGCAACGCATAAGATCAAACAAGCAACTCTACGAACACGACATCAATCCCGTGTTCAGGTGCCTGGAGGAGAATTATCTCGGTAAAGAAACTCCAAAACTGAACGTGATGTTTTTCGACATTGAGGTGGACTTCGATCCAGATCGTGGTTACTCAACGACGGATGATCCGTTCATGCCCATAACTGCCATAAGTTGTTACATGAGCTGGACGGATCAACTGGTCACACTGGCTGTGCCACCCAAGACCATAAGCATGAAGGACGCGGAAGAGCTCACAAAGAGATTTGACAACACCATGCTTTTCGAGAAAGAGAAGGACATGCTGGACGCCTTCCTACAACTAGTGGAGGACGCGGACATCTTGTCGGGTTGGAACTCAGAGGGTTATGATATCCCATACACCGTGGGACGTATACAGAAAGTTTTGAGTGGTGACGACACGAGGAGATTGTGTTTCTGGGGTGAGAAGCCCAAGAAGAGGGTGTTCGAGAAATACGGCAGGGAGCAGTTGAGTTTTGATCTTGTGGGCAGGGTACACTTGGACTTGCTGGAACTGTACAGGAAATACACCTATGAGGAACGACACAGTTTCAGATTAGATGCCATAGGTGAACACGAACTGGGTGAGAAGAAGACCGTGTATGAAGGATCACTTGACAATCTCTACAAGAATGACTTTGGCCTGTTCATAGAATACAACAGACAGGACACGGCACTGCTGGCCAAACTTGAGAAGAAATTGAAGTTCATAGAACTGGCCAACGAGATCGCACACCAGAACACGGTGCTACTTCAGACAACGATGGGCGCAGTGGCGGTCACAGAACAGGCCATTGTGAACGAGGCACACAGGAGAGGCATGCAAGTGCCCGGCAGGAAGTACAAGAAGGAAGGTGAGGAGAACCAACCAGCCGCTGGAGCATACGTGGCCACGCCCAAGAAGGGCATACACGACTGGATAGGATCAATCGACATCAACTCACTGTATCCAAGTGTGATCAGGGCGTTGAACATGGGACCAGAGACCATCGTAGGACAGATAAGGCCTGTGATAACGTCAGCGGAGATCAACAGGGCCAAGCACGCCAAGAAGTCATTCGCGGCCGCATGGGACAGCCAGTTCGGATCATGGGAGTACCAGGCGGTGATGAAACAGGACAAGGGCACGGAGATCATAGTGGACTGGGAGGACAAGACCAGTGTGCGTATGAGCGCGGCACAACTGTATGAAGTGATCTTCGACGGCAACAACAAGTGGATGCTCAGTGCCAATGGAACAATATTCACCTACGAGTATGAGGCCATAATACCAGGATTGTTGAAACGTTGGTACGCGGAGAGACAGGAAATGCAACAGAAGATGCGTGACTGTGGTGACAACGAGATAGAACGCGAGTACTGGGACAAGAGACAGTTGGTCAAGAAGATCAACCTGAACAGTCTGTATGGAGCGATACTGAACCCAGGGTGTAGATTCTTTGACATCAGGATAGGTCAATCAGTGACACTCACAGGTAGATGTATCACGAGACACATGGCCAGCAAGGTCAACGAAGTCGTGGCGGGCAAGTATGATCACCTGGGCGAGAGCGTGATATACGGCGATACTGACTCCGTTTACTTCTCGGCCGCAAAGACATTGGAAAAAGAAATTGAATCAGGTACCATACCATGGACCAAGGACAGCGTGGTGGCACTGTATGATCGTATAGCAGATGAGGTCAACGGCTCATTCAAGGCATTCATGACCCGGGCGTTCCACACGCCAAGCACAAGGGGAGAAGTCATAGCGGCGGGCAGGGAATTGGTCGCTAGTAAGGGCCTGTTCATAACCAAGAAAAGATATGCGGTGCTGTACTATGACAAGGAAGGCAAACGCACAGACACAGAAGGAAAAGAGGGCAAGATGAAGGCCATGGGTCTCGACCTGAAGAGATCTGATACCCCTGTGTTCGTACAGGATTTCCTCAGTGATCTGCTGTACATGGTGCTGACGGGCATGACGGAAAAAGAGGTGCTGGAGAAGATCAGTGAATTCAGGGCGGAATTCAAGGCCAGACCGGGTTGGGAGAAGGGCTCGCCTAAACGGGCCAACA